TAAAGATAGATTTTACAGTAATGAAATAAGAGACATTGCAAACTTAATGTTAAGATCAGCGCACAATAATATTGTGGTCCTATATCAAAAGCGTATCAATTATGGTACGCCAAGTAAAGACCCGGTATTCAATTACATTGCTAAAAAAATATAGAAGGGAGGGAAAATATGTACATTGATAAATACAAAGTAGAGATAAAAGGCACTAGGTATCATGAAAAAACTGATAAAAGAATGAAAGATCAAGTGTTAGCTACTTATGAAAGCAATGATGGTATGAATATTAAAGAATTATCAAATATTCTTGAACAACTTGCGGATAGCCATCAAGCACATAACAATATTACTTTTAATATTATAATGAAACAATACGATCACGATTAATTACTCCTCAATGGGTGTCGAGACTTCCTCGGCACTCACGTCAATTAAATCTTCCGTGTTATCTTCCCATGAGATTGTCATCTTCTGATCTATATTCTGTTTAATAGGTTTGTTATCCGAATATAAATCTGTAAGTTTATTGGCAAGAAAGGTAATGAACTTTGTTTTCTCACGGATCCACANTATNGCGTTNGGGTTTTCTATTTCTTGATACTTAAAGACTTGCAATAACTTATCGATTAAAGTTTGCACNCCATACTTTCTAGCNTCCGTGATCTTTATTTCTAACTCTGGATTTTTTTTTAAGTACGCGTAGAACTTCATCAANCTGAAGGGATATTGTTTTGAATCTTCCAGAATCTCGGTAAGGGTTTCTCCCTTTGCGAGTTTCTCGCANATTATATCTGCTTGGTTGGTTGTTATCAATTCCGGGTTTGATTTTTTNGTAGTAATATTCTTTGAGCTGGTCATCAGTATANTTCTTAAATTGTATTAGCTTTGATAGTTGTTTAATTCTAGTTTCATCAGAGTAATTTTTTTTAAATCCCTTAACATTTTGGTAGCCGTGATATTTACATTTATAAGTATTATTTGCAAGCAGATAACCCTTCATTTTACACGGGATCTTTAAACCTTTACGAAGTCCAGCACGGGTATGACCTTGACAGAATACTTTCCGCTGCGGTCTACCTACCATTTTTTAACCATGGTTTAATACCATTACGAATATTATATTCCTTTTTACGTTTATAATTTATGTTATTATTCTTGGACATATCCTTTAACGCACTTAATATTTTATCTGAACTAACATAAGTTTTATTTTCGTATTGTTGTTTATGTTCAATAGCTAGCTTACATAGATAAACATTTGTTTTATCCTCTTGTAATTCGGCAATAGGGAGCTTGGATAATTCCTCTATTATTTTCTCCCTATTCCCTGCTAGACTTTTTACAATCTTACTAACATTATTATTAATGTATATTGTTTCTTCTAATGTAGCTAATGTTTGGCTATCTGGTGTAGAATATTTAGCTATCTCAGTTTTTTCATAAGTGTTTTCAGCTTTAAGAAATACATCATTAACAATATAAGTTTTACCGGACCTACCTCTAATATCAGAGATAATATTTAGCTTAACTAATTTAGAAATAGCAGTTTTAACAGTGGCTCGACACAATCCCGTGTCTTTAGCGATAGTTTCGTGCCTTAATTGTGCCTTATATCCATTCTTCTTCCATGCATATTTCATAATAGATAANAAAACATTTAAACAAGTTGATTTTTCTTCTCCATTTAAGATATTTANNTGATGATATAGCTTATAAGTGACGTGCAAAAAGCCTCNAGTAGTTATATTCATATTTTTTTACATCCTTTTTTGTGGTGGTCGTGCAAAGAGAGNANTACATCGACCCATTGTTGCTCATTCATGTGCTGAAATTCTGTCTTAGAGCTACGTATACGCTTGATTCTAAATTCTAGGCTAGTTGGGGTGCGTTCCTTATAGAATACTAAAAAGCAGGGTATATTTAAGCGTTCAGCGACTATCTTTGATAGGGTTGTGACCTTATATTTCTGACCTTTATCATAACACGTCTCAATAATAGCTAAAGGCTCATAACAATGCGCGCAGCATTCAACACTATCAATATCAATCATGGCAATGCCGTCATATTTCCGGTGCCAATCATTATAAATTCCATTTGAGAATGCGTATGTATATCTAGCCATTTTTTAGAACTTTAATCTCATTATCTTTTTGTTCAATCTCTTTCTCAAGTGCTAAAATAATATCAGTTTGTTTTTTTATAAATTTTTTTGTGCGCTTTAATTCGAACTCACAATCTTTTAATTTATCCGGACAACCAACCTCATCAAAGATTTTAGAGTTTGTCATTTTTTTCCTTTTTATGAGTAGATACTTCATACCAAGCCTTACAATTATCACACTCATACATACTTGTTATTGTGTATTCTGAATCTGGATCAATATCTTCTGAATCAAAATCATTATTCCATCTAACTTCAGTGTCGCAAAAAAAACATTTCATTTTAATACCTCAATTTTTTTAACAACTGATCTAGGGTAAACAGTAGTATTACCAACTGTAAGTGTGCCGTCATCATCGAAACTATGAGACGCAAAGATAATTAATTTCTTTGGATCCTTATGTAAAAGATAGCCGGTATCTTCACACCAAGAATACACTTGATCTTTAGCTTTATCTAAACTCATCCATTCAGAATTAGAAACTATATCCTGCCAATAAATTCTAACTCTTTTATATTTAAATTTATTTTGTGGCTTCAAAGTACGCGTCATATAAATCCTTGTAGTCAACTTCTTTCTTAGTTATCTCTCTAATTTTTTCAACAACGTGTGGTTTTGGGAACCTCTTTTCTATACAAGTCAAGCAAATTTTTTGTGCTGATGCGGCAGGATTTATACCTTTATAATGTAGCATTTGACCTAAATTGTAGTATGATATTTTGTTTTTTTTTCGCCAATCTTCTAGATACATAAATCTCCTTATATTTTTTGGTTATATATAACAAAGATATTTTATTTGACAATAGATTTATTAGGTGTATACAGAATAAAAAAACATGATTTTAAAAAAAGATTTAATTAATAAAGCATTTAAGTTTTATAATGGTGGTAAAGGTTTGGATCATTGGTCCTACTCTTCAACCAGCTCACCATTTGCAAAGAACATAATTAATTATTATTTTCCGCAGGATGTAAGAAGAAAGTTTCCATTCAGATACCCCGGAGATTTTGGTAATCTAGTTAATAACACAGTACAAAAAATGTTAGCTGATGTTTTGTATATTGAAGGTAGAAAGAGATTAACAGAGTGGAATAGAGAAGCAGCATACGAGGATGAATTAAAAGAGTATCATTCCAAACTACCGGTAGATGATAAAGATAAGTTTGGCAGGAAAGAAGTTTTAAATTATGTTGAGCCATGCATTAAGCTAACAAAAAAAGTTGTGCAAGAAATTATAAAAGATAAGAAGTTAGTTTGTGAAAGATACATAGATCATCAAGAAGATCTAATGATAAAAAAAATTACTGGAAGAATAGACTACGAAACAAAACATAGTTTTATAGAATTAAAAACAAAACCACCAAAGACATCAAAGGTTAGAAACAAAGATGAATTTAAAATGAGATCGCAGGATCTACCTTTAGAGCCGCAGATCGAACACTTAACACAGACTTCATTCTACTACATGGCAACAAAGAAAACACCTTACTTAGTTTATACAAATGATAAAGAGGTAAAAGTTTTTGATCAAAGCCATGAGTTAATGAAGCACGATCACTTGGAACATCTATACAATAAGATGATACAAAAAATTTTATTGTGGGAGAAGATGATTATGTATTGTGAAGGAGACATTGAGAAGTTAGCTTTAATGATGGATCCTCCAGACATGGATCATCCTTTTTATTATAGAGATCTAACAGATGATCAGAAACAATTAATCAACAAACTATGGGGAATAAAATGACAAATAAAAAAATGGAGATATGGAATAAATTAGAAAAAACAAATCCAGATCATACTAGACCGGCACCAAGTAGCTATGGTAAAACAATAACTACAATTGATGCTATGCATCAAATAAAAAACATGACAGAAGCATTTGGTCCAGTAGGTAAAGGTTGGTCTTATGTTGTAAACTATCATTACACAGATAAATTAGTTTTTGCTGAAGTAAAAATTCAATATTGTTTAGAAGGTAAATGGTATGAGTATGGTCCAGTATCTTCACTATCACCGCTTGGTCATGTAAGAGGCAGCAAGAAGGGTCAACTAGATGATGAAGCACCAAAGAAAGCTATGACCGATGCACTAACAAAAGCGTTTAGTCATTTAGGTTTAAACGCTGATGTATTTTTAGGTAAGTTCGATAACAATAAATACGTTGAAGAAATTACAAAAGAGTTCAATAACAAAAATGTTATTGATGACTTTGAGGAAGAGAATTCTGCAGGCTCAACTGTAGGATCTACATTGAATAACAATGTAGCAAATATAAAAAGGAGACAAAATGGATAATCAAACCATATTTATCAATCTAGTAAAAAATCCAGATTGGAAACCCGGTAGCAATTTACCGGTGTATGTGGGTCCACCAAACACCAAGTATCCAGANAAAAANTGGAGANTNGGTGCGCAAATAAATGGTACATGGTACAATCAAGCTGCCTTTCCTGCTAAAGATAAAGAAGGAAAAAAAATAGAAGGTGGTTTGTTAATTAANCTAGAGCCATCTAAATCTAGTAAAAAAAATGACTTTGCTTCTACATCTAGTAGTGGTAAAGATGANTATACTTTCTAATACTAGTTAGATGAAAGTATAGTTTATATAGGTGGGGTAGGGTTTTTTCCCTTTCTTTCATGTTTCCCTATCCCGCCAAAAGAAAGGAATTATGAATAAAAAAATTACAGAAATAGATCCAGAGATTAAAAAGAAGATAGTACAAGATAGAGAAAAAGATTATGGAGACTATCAATATAANTTCACNGTANTAGCAGANATGTTTACGCTTGTATTGGCAGAGAATTTAAAAAAAAGAATTAAACCNCATCAAGTAGCGCAATTGATGATGACCCTTAAATTATTTAGGTCCACAAGAGGTTATAAAGCTGATAATTATCATGATTTATCAGTGTATAATGATATGGCATTTGCCTTACACAAAAAAGATATAGACAAAAAGGTATAGATATGCATAAATACAGACGAATCATTAACGGGGAGTGCAGTTTTCAGATAATTGAACTCTTTGATGATGCAGAGAAGGCTACAGACACGAAGAATGAAGGTGAACCTGTAGAATGTAAGATCAAAAATTTAAAAATTGATTTTACAAAAGTAACAAAGGAGCAAGATGGAAAAGATCAGATTGCGCCTGCAAAAGCTGAAGGATCTTCAAGCAAAGAAACATGAGAAGTATCTAGAAGCAAAAAGAAAAGTCGGTAAGTATCAAAAAGATTCTTACAGATTGATATGGAAGATAGAGCAGGCAAAAGAAGAATTAATGAGAACTTAAACTTATTAATTTAATTGTTAAAAAAAAACATGACAAAAACTGTAGGGGATTTATGACCATAAATGTAAGTACACACTATCAAAAACACAAGAAGAGTATAGATCAAAATCATTTTATCTATAAAGTAAAGAAAGCATTTTACCTTCTTACGAATCAAGAAGAAAGATTATATGAGGTAGGGTTCTCGGAAGGATTTTTATATGCTGCAAAACTTTTACAAAAAGAACCAATACAAGATAGTAATGTAAAGAAGATAGTTGGTTATAAATTAAGACGACCAAAACCTTCTGATGTTCAAGCAGTAATTAATAAAGTATGTATATTTTTTGAGGTCCACAAAGAAACTTTAATGAATAAAAGTAGAGCCTTTGAAATAGTTAGAGCAAGAAATGTTGTACATAATTTATTATTTGAAAAATATAATATAGGTTTAAGTGAAATAGGTAGATACTTTAATCAAGATCACACTACTGTATTAAATTCTATTCAAATGAAAAAAGATCAAAGAAGGTTTTGGAGTCCAGAACAAAGTCTTTGGCAAGAATACGAAAATATAAAACAAAGCATTAAGTAAAACTTCTGTATCGTCTTACCTTACTTGCAATACCTTTTGGTTGTTTGCTAAATTGTTTACCGGATCTTTTAGCTCTTCTCTTTGCAGCAGTAGTTCTTGCATACTCTGAAGCAGATAAACTTTTGATCGCTGCACTTGGTAGATAGCGCTCTCCAGTAACCGATGATTTTTTTCCAGATTTTGTTCGCCATTTTTGTTTACCCCATGCCTTTAAACTTCGTTGTGATTTACTTAACGCCATTACCTATACCCACCACCTTTTGCTTTGTAAGTCTTAGCAAGTAGTTGAGCTTTCCTAGCGGACCATTGTCCAGCAGCAGTACCCATAGTTCTTCGAGCTTTTATCTGCTGAAACAATCGCTTTCTTAACGTAGGTTTAGTATAATTACCAGCTTTATTTACACTACTTTTTTTTGCCATTTTTCTTTTTCTTCTTCATCTTTGAAGCNANAATTTTTTTCTTCAAAGCTGGTGGAAGTGTTCTCTGTTTAGCTGTTAACATTAGTATTTACCTTTTGATTTCATCTTCATACCTTTTTTCTTAGCGTATGCTTTTGCTTTTTTCTTACCAGCTTTCGTGTAGCTGAACTTCTTTTTTCCTACCATTGGCATATTGTTTCTCCTTTAATTTACGTTCACAATAGTTATCAAAACAAGAACCATCTTTACCATCATGGCAAAAATATTTCTTGGTATGAGTTATAATCCATCCGCCTTCATTACTCAATAGCTCTTTATTACACTCTTCACAAACACCACAAAGACGTACAGAATTTTGTTTCTTCCATGCTTTCTTTTTCATTAACAGTTCCAAGCTCTCAATGCTTTATTAATTCTACTATTAGGATCTCTAGCAGTTTTAGCAGAAGTTAATTTCTTCTTCATGCCTTTCATCCTCGCGCAGAAGCTAGCTCTACGTTTGTTGCCTACCTTTTTACTTGGTGCTTTTAGATTGCCGCCAGTAGCACGATTATAACTTCGTCTACCTTTAGCATTCAATCCACCTTTAGGATTCTTTCCTGCTTTACGTTGCCATGCTGGTGTTTTTGCCATAATTATTCTAATATAAGTTTCTTAATTGATTTACTTCCATCAATGTTATCTTCTAATTCTGCTTTAGATTTTATACATTGATATTGAATATTATTATTTTTATTT